TTGGTCAATTGTTCAGGTGGTGTAAAGTCTCTTTCGGATTGTATAATAATCTCACCAAGATCTAGATTCCTTCTCAGTATTGTACCACCCGCCGCAGAGTTAGATGCAAATGCCCTCTGGCCAGGAATCATGATACCAGTCAAGTCTGCACGTGACCTTACAAACTTGTGAGGGAAATCTCTTTTGACCTTTTCATCTAGTTGTTGCATTGATAAAGGCCATCCTGATCTACGGATATTATCATTCATTAGAAAAAACGTCCAGTGATAATTAGGTGTTCCGTATATTTCGTTAGATACCTGATCTGGTCTATCGTTTTCTAAGATGTAATATTTTTTGTAGTATGGTGCAATATCTTTTAGTTCATCTATTAGTTCTACATATGCTGTTAAATCTTGAAACAATTCAAGTGTTAATTCAGCACCACCTTTGTTGTTGAACTCGTCACCAAAGGCATAATCTACTAATGGAAATTGATTAAAAAAATTAGACATCAGTGACCTCTTAATTCCACATCTTCTCTGTTTAATGTTCTGAACTCTTGAAAATTTAAAGACATACTAATGTGTGTAGCATGACCATCTTCATGAAATCCCATACTGGTAGGATTGTAGTTCGTAGTTACACCTCTTAAAAAAGAATATAAAGGTTGAGGCATGTGTTTTATTATATTCGATCCAAACCTAAATTGTATTTCAAATAAATTTGGAAATTTGTATCCTAATGGAAATGCATCCGCTAAACTCCTTGTGGGTGGTATTGTGCGCGGATATGCTTCGGATCTAAATCTTTTTATGATTTGCAAAACTTGTTCTTGTTCAAATCTAGAAGTCGGGTAAAAATCATATGAAAAAGAAAAGTTTCTAACATTTACTCCATTAAAGATTGATCTTGTGTTTGGATTTACTTTTACCTGCAAACCAAGACTTGCTGCATTCTGTAGATCTTGAGACAAGACACCACCTGCCATAGATACTCCTCGTGCCATGGCAACTCTTGCGGTTTCCATGTTCCCACCTCTATTCATACCAAATAGACCACCTAAACTTTTCGCAGTTTCTGTCAATGCTGCCTTAATAGAATTCTTCACCCCTTCTGCATTATTCAATGTTTGTAATGCTGCAGCACCACCTAGTCCAAGACCTCCAGTGTCGTAATTAACAGTGTCACCAATCATAACGCCAGGCGGCATATACAATTGTATCTCTGTTCTTCTTTTAGGATATTTTGTTTTAAAACCTAACATACCAACTCTAGCGCCAGGTTGGGTCAAAAACTTTTTTCTTTCTATCTCTCTTTTTTCTTCTTTAGTTAAATAATTATTCTTATCGTTAACAGTTTCTTTCTTTTCGCTTTTTACATTTATCTTGCTTTGAACGTACACCATATCATCTGGTGCATAATTACTATACACTTCATTGACCTGTTCTAATGCTCCTTGAATAGGAGGAACAACTTCACGAACTCGGTAAAGCATAGAAACTGGAAAATTATTATCTACAGGGTACTTTAGAAAAGTATCTCTTGAGGGATAACTAATCTCTTGAGTCTCTTCTCTTTTATTAAAATCTTTTTTATTAACTGTAGGTTCAGGTGTATTATTAGCAGTTTCTGGAACAAATCCACGATTATTTCGTCTTCTTCTACCCTCTGCATCAAAATAAGCAGCATTAGTTACAAGATCAGCCATTCTTAAATATCCCTAAATAAAATTTATGTAATCCTATTTATAACAAAAACATGGCATATTCTGGAAAATACAAAGTAAGAAACTTAAAGAAGTACAAAGGTGATCCTAGCAAGGTGACTTATAGATCTCACTGGGAAAAAGAATGTTTTCTCTGGTGCGAAAGAAACCCCAAGGTAAAACACTGGTCTTCTGAAGAGACTGTCGTTCCATACTTCTGGGATGTAGATAAACGTATGCACAGATATTTTGTTGATTTAAAAATTGCATTCGAAGACGGTAAAACAATACTGGTTGAAATAAAACCAGAAAAAGAAACAGAACTTCCCAAGAACCCCAACAAGTCTAAACGATACATTGGTGAAGCAATGACATATGTGAAGAACATGAACAAGTGGGAAGCTGCAAATGAATATGCAAAAGACCGTGGATGGGAATTCCAGATCTGGACTGAGAAGACACTGAAGTCCATGGGAATACTCAAAGAGTTTAAGAAGACCAAGAAACTAAAACCTTTAAAACCTTTTCGGAAAAAATCTAAAAAATAGTTATAAATAGTGTTATGTCTAATTTATTTGCCAAAGTAGAACAAGAAGCATTTCGTGCAGGTATTACTCCACGAACCAAACAATCGCGTGATTGGTTTCGTAGTAAACTGCAGGGGATGGGTAAGGTAAGCAGAAGTTCTGTAATGAAGGACGAACAATTAAAACTTGTGAACAAATCACAACCAATGATTGGTTCGATGAATATGTTTTTCTATGATCCAAAGCACAAAGACACGTTACCTTATTATGACAGGTTTCCGTTATCAGTCATCATCGGGCCCGCGCCTGGAGGTTTCAAAGGGTTGAATTTACATTACCTGCCACCCACACTACGTGCAAAAATGCTTGATGGTTTGATGGACATCACAAACAATAAAAAGTTTGATGACAGTACAAAGTTTGCTGTTTCATATAAGTTATTAGATGGAGTGTCCAAACTAAAATATTTTAGACCGTGTTTAAAACATTATTTGTTTTCTCAAGTTAGAAGTAAGTTAGCGAGAGTATCTGCACCAGAATGGGAAATTGCAACATTCTTGCCGACTGCAGATTTCCAAGGGAACAAAACTAAAATATATGCAGATTCAAGAAGGATGATTTAATGGCGAGTGTTGATGAGTTAAAGAGTTTAGCATCGTCTAAATTAGGGTTTGCGAGAACAAGTAACTTTCTTGTAGAACTTCCTAGTACGTTTGGTGCAAATAGTTTACTAGGAAGGATTGCTACATTAGGTGGTAATGAGTTGAACATACTATGTTCATCAGCAACATTACCAGGCAAACAGATATTAACCCATGATCGTAGAATAGGTATGGAGTTTCAAAAGATTTCATATGGATACGCAGTAGATGACGTGTCGATGACATTCTACGCATTAAATGATTATGGTGCAAAAAAATATTTTGATAACTGGATGGGAAGACAAGTAGATGAAGAGAATCATCTTGCTGCTTGGAAGAACGAATACCAGAGAGATGTTCGTATTCACCAGTTAAGAAAACCGATATTCAATAAAAATATTAAAGCAGGCCCTGCAAGCATTAATATTGGTTTAGGTGCAGGGACAGTATACTCAGTACTTTTGGTTGATGCCTTTCCAACAACCGTAAGTGCTATTGAATTGAACAATGAATTGGATGGACTGGTACAGGTGACTGTACAGTTATCTTATACAAGATGGAAAGCGATTAATGATCCACAAGGATTCATCTCAGTTAGTGGTGGATTTGGGTCTCTATTATCTTAGGAGTAAATTATGGCATTGCCAAGACTGAATGATATGCCGAAGTATTCGGTAACTATACCATCAATAAAAGAAGAGGTCAGAGTAAGACCTTTTGTAGTGAAGGAAGAAAAGATATTGTTAATTGCAATGGAGTCACAAGATCCAAAACAAATTGCTAATGCAATATTGGAAACTGTTGTCTCATGCACTGATACTAAACAAGACCATAGGATGTGGCACAATCTAACATCTTATGATGTTGAATATTTGTTTTTACAGATACGTGCTAAATCAGTTGGTGAAAAAACAAATGTTGGTATAGCATGTCAAAGTTGTGAAGAAGTAAATGAAGTAGAAGTAAATTTAAATGAAATAAAAGTTGATGGAAAAGTTCCAGAATCAAAAATTAAATTAAATGATAATATCTCTATAGAAATGAAAGCACCAAGTTACTTGGAAATTGCGGATAATGAAAAAATTATTTCCACACAAACAACAGATATAGAAAAAATATTTGGTATTATTACTTCTTCTATTTCTGCAGTATTGACAGAAGAAGAAAGAATAGAATTTAAAGATGTGAACGAAGAAGAAAAAATAGAGTTTGTTGAGTCCATGTCAAATGAACAATTTGATAAGATTAGAGAATGGATAGAGTCTCAACCATCTATAAGGCATACTGTTAAATTTGAATGTTCATCATGTGGTCATAATAATGAATCACGATTGGAGGGTATGCAGTCTTTTTTCTAATTTGTCTATCTCATACCAGTTTGATGGTGCACTACAAAACTAACTTTGACCTAATGCAACATCACAAATACTCCCTAAATGAGATAGACATGATGATACCATGGGAAAGAGACGTTTACGTTAATATGCTAGTTGATCATATCAAAGAAGAAAAAATGAGAATGGAAACACAAGGAAGATAACATTTTTTATTTGTTTTTAATATTGGTTCATCTGGGTAACGGAGAAACTATATTAGAAATGGATGAAGGGTTCTGGGATTTTGAAATGTGCATTGAGTATGCAAATAAAATAAATGGTGAAGCATACTGTGTCCCATTAGAAATAGGAAGATAAAATGGCAGAGGCAACAATAAAGGATCTCATAAAAGAAATACGAGTGTCGAATAATATGAATACTCGTATAGAAGAAGCAACACTTGGTGCAACTGAGAGTGTACAAAGAAGTATTGCGGATCTTAATACGATGTTAGGAAAATATTTCTTAGCACAGAATGCCTCACG